ATGGGTGGGAAAATCTCGCTAACCGTCATATAGCAGCCCTTAAAGACAAGGCCAGCCTCCGCAAATTTGTTAATACCGACTTAGGCGAGGATTGGGAAGATAAGCTCGCCGAGCAGCTTAGTTGGGAACGCCTACATTTACGCCGTGAAATCTACCCAAGTAAAGTACCTAAGTGGGGCATCTTTATTACAGGTGGTATCGACACCCAAGATAACCGTGTTGAATTTTTCGTTTGGGCATGGGGCGCAGACTATGAATGCTGGCTTGTCTGGCATGAAGTCATTATGGGCCGACCAGATGACCCAGATGTAAAAATAGCCTGTGAAAGAGCGTTATTTAGAACATTTGAGGGCTATGACGGCCAGCATTATGGTGTTCAGCGTTGGTGCTGGGATCATAAGGGCCACTATAGCGAAACGGTAATAGCCGCCTCAATTAAGTACGGTATTCGATGGGTTATCCCTGTGCATGGTTCGTCAATTTATGGCAAACCTATTGCAAATATGCCAAAGGAAAAACGAGCGAATAAAACGTATGCCACTGAGATAGGTACTGACACAGCCAAAGAGTGGATTTATTCCCATATAGCAATTGATCCACACCTCTCAGGCGCCAATCCTGGTTATATCCATTTGCCGTTAAATGATGCGATTTGTGATGAGTCAATCTGCAAGCAAATAGTGTCAGAGGTACGTGTAACTAAGTATGTCAAAGGTAAGCAAGTTACTTACTTTGATAATGAAGGTCGCCGCAATGAAGCTCTCGACTGTTTTGTTTATGCCCTTGCCGCCTTAATGATATCAATCTCACGGTTTGGGGTTGATTTAGCCATTTTGACTAAAGAACGTGCTGCTTTAGATACCCCAATAAGCCCAGTTGGTAAGTCGGTAGGTCATAAAGCAGATCAACAGGAACCCGATACGTTAGCCGCGAAATTGGCCGCACTGGGCAAAAAATTAGGAGCCAATTAATGGACAACGCAACCTTACTCACTGAGGCAAAAGCAGCCTATCACGACTTAATGACGGGCAGTGCTGTGGTATCAGTTTGGTACCAAGGCCGCCGTACAGAATTTAGACCAGCGGGTGCCCAGCAATTAAAAAGCTATATCGAAGAATTAGAACGGCTAAACGGTGGAATTGGGAAGCGTAGATCCCCTGCAGGAGTAACTTTTTAATGCAGTATTCAAAGTTAGTCGATGCCGAAGGGCAACCTATTCCCTTAGCCAGTTTTGGCCGTTCCATGGGTGGTGAAATAGCCTCTTGGAAAACCAGCCCAAAGTTAACCGATGAATCCTACTTACCGATTAAGGGTGATGCAGATTCAAAGGCTGAGGACTTGATCCAAAACCACGGGATAGCTTCCGGTAGCGTACAAACCCACGTTGATAACATTGTGGGCCACCAATTCCGATTAAATGCCAAACCGCTATATCAGCGATTAGGCATTAGCCATGAAGATGCGCGTTTATGGGGCAAAGATACTGAGGCCGCTTTTCTAGAGTATTCCGAGGATACCCGCTGTTATATCGATGCCGAAGAACGCCGAACTTTTACTATGTTAATCCGTGATGCTGTTCGCGGTCATTTAACCACAGGTGAGGTGATGGCCGCTGCAGAGTGGATTAATCACGATGGCAGCCCATACCGCACCGCGATAAAGATGATATCGCCCCATAGGGTATGCAATCCCAATGGTGCAATGGATACGACCAGTTTAAGAGGCGGTGTAAGGCTTAATAAATATGGGGCAGCAAAAGCCTATTGCGTTAGACAAGCCAATGATAACAACTTTGGTTTTAGCCTTGGCCTTGGCGGTACTTGGAAAGAAATTAAGGTTTATAAACCTTGGGGCCGTAAACAGTTTATCCATATTTTCGATCCTAATGGTGATAGTAATTGCCGTGGTACTACAGGATTTATTTCTGTCCTCAGCCGCTTAAAAATGCTGGACAAGTACCAAGGCGTAAGACTGCAAAACGCCATAATTAACGCCATGTATGCCGCCACTATTGAGACAGAGCTAGATGCAGATACCGCCTTCCAGATTATTGGCGGTGATACCAATGGATCTAAGAAACTACTCGATTATATGGGCACTGTTGAGGCTTATCACTCAAGCGCCAACATCACCATGAATGGGGTAAAAATCCCCCATTTAATGCCTGGTGAAAAGTTTAAGTTAAATGCCCCAGGTAACGTAGATAACGGCTTTGCCGCCTTTGAAAAGTCCATTTTGCGCTATGTAGCTGCTGGTTTAAATATCAGTTACGAGCAGCTTGCAAAAGACTACAGCCAAGTGAGCTATTCATCGGCCCGTGCTTCTTTAATGAATGAATGGCGTTACTTTCTTGGCCGTAGAGCAATTATTGCCGCCCGTTATGCGTCCGAGATTTATCAATTGTGGCTAGAAGAAGCGATTAACTTAAATATCATCAAATTGCCTCGAAAAGCTCAGTTTAACTACTATGAAGCCCGTGCTGCTTGGTCAAGAGCTAGTTGGATTGGTGCAGGACGTTTAGCCATTGATGGTGTGAAAGAAGTAAAAGAAGCGCTGTTAAGGATTGAAGGCGGCTTATCTACCTATGAGAAAGAATTGTCGATCATGGGTGAAGATTATCAAGAGATCTTCGAGCAGCAAGTAAGAGAAACAGAAGAACGCCGTGCAGCAGGATTACCACCACCAAGCTGGGCGAGTGCAGAGCAATTTGCGCCAACAGAAGGTCAAGATAATGGAAATACTGCAAGCGCTAACTAATCAGCCTTTAGCTCTAGATAAAGCTTGGGCAAAAAATTACTTTTCCCATCTTCTAAAAAAGCAAAATATCAGTCTGAGGGATAACTCAGGACTGATTGAAGCTGTTGATAAAGTCAAGATTAAAGCCATCTTAGGTGGCGAGTTTCATTTTACCGAAGGTGAGTATTATCGGGTTGTGGATGGTGTGGCTTGTATACAGGTCATTGGTCCTCTGGCTCACCGTTTTAGTTGGTGGAGTTGGGGATATCGTGAACTGGCAGGGAAGATTAAGGCTGCATTAAAGGATCCTGCAGTACACGCCATTTTGCTGGATACCGAAACACCAGGCGGCACAGTTGCTGGGTTATTCGACTTTGCCCGTTTTATTAAACAGGCCAGTGAGAAGAAACCAATTTATAGCCTGATCAACGATATGTCTTGCTCTGCTGGTATGGCAATTTCATCACAAACTAAGAAGCGCTTTATTACGCAGAACGGCATTGCTGGTTCTATTGGCGTAGTCATGCTGCATATCAATCAAGGTCCATGGTTAGAGAAGGTCGGCATTGAAGCCACGCTTATATATTCAGGTGAACATAAAGTCGATGGCAACCCATATGAATCTTTACCTGATGATGTGCATAAGAACTATAAAACCCAATGTGATCAGCTAAGACAAGAGTTTGCTGAGTTAGTGGCCAGCAATATGGACATGAGCATAGATCAGATATTGGCGACTGAGGCGGCCACTTATCGCGGCCAAGAGGCTATTGATATTGGACTTGCTGATCAAATGGTCAATGCCTACGACATTATCGACATTATTAATGATTCAAACCAAACCGCCCATTTCAACTTCATAGGTACCAGTATGGAAAATCCAAATAGCACAACCGTTGACGCTACTACCGGCGCACCTGCCGTAGCTGCCTCGGCAAAAATCCAAGAGCAAGTTGCTGCAGTACAACAACAGCAAGAAGCCAGCACGACAACAGCAGAAACCACAGTTGTAGTCGGAGCAGGCGGATTACTGGGCGCCTCGGCAGAACGCGACAGAATAAAGACCATTATGGGTAGCGAACAAGCTAAGGCATCGCCAGCACTTGCAGAACACTTTGCTTACAACACAGATATGAGCGCCACGGAAGTCACTGCTGCGCTAGAAGCTGCCGCTAAAGATAAGCCTAAAACCGAAGCGAGCTCTCAAAGTGGTATTAATTCTGGATTTGAAGCTGCCATGGAAAACGGAAACCCAGATATTGGCGCCGATGCTGGCGAATTATCCGGCGATGACAAAGTGATCGCAGATTCATTGGCTGTTTATAACGGCGGATTTAAAGCCTAAT